ACGATCAGGACCACGCCGGCCACAGCACCGGCAATGATAGCACCGCCGATCAGGAAGGGGGCAGCTGCTGACACTAGCCCGCCAATGGCAGGAATCAGGCCGCCCGCTGCGCCAATTGCGCCGACAACCTTGCCGACAACTCCGATCACCGTGCCAGCGCCGGAGACAACACCGCCGATGCCGGAAATCAGCCGCCCGCCGATGGCCAGCACCGGGCCGATGGCTGCGACAATCAGTGCGCCCTTGACAATCATGTTCTGAGTTTTCTCGTCCAGGCTCATAAATTTATCTGCCGCCTGCTGTGCCTTGTCCACCACGGGTTGCAGATACTTAGCCGTCAACTGGCCAAGCGTAGTCATCAGCACATCAACGCTGCTCTTGAGTTGCTCGATGGAGCCGCCGAAGCCGTCCATCATAGCCCCCGCCATCTCATCGGTGGTTCCTGCGCAATTCTCCAGCGAGCCGGACAAGTTATCCACGTCGGCCGGGGCTGTGTTGATGAGTGCCAGCCAGTTCGACATCTGATTTTTGCCGAAAATCGCGCTTGCCGCTGCGATTTGTTCCTGCTCTGACAGCCCGGCAAAAGCATCATGGAGCTGCTTTTGGACGGTGACGCTGTCCTTCATTGTGCCATCAGCGTTAAAAATATTCAGGCCGAGTTTTTCCATCCACTCGGCACCCTCTTTAGCGGGGGAGGCAAGACGGGCAACTCCGGTTTTCAGCGCATTGGCCGCCGTGTTTGCATCGATGCCCTTGTTAGCCATAAGGCCCATGTAGAGAGCTGCATCGTTGACGCTGTAACCAGCCGCAGAAAACACAGGCGCCGCCACACTCATGGAGTCGGACAGACTGTCCACGTCCAACGCGGAATTGTTGCAGGCGGCCGCAAAGACATCCGCATACTTCCCGGCGTCCGCAAACGATCCGTGGAAGCCGTTGATCGTACCAACCAGGCCAGCGGAGACAGTGTCCAGGTTGCCGCCTTCACCTGCCGCCAAATTCATGGCGGGGGCAAGTGCATCGGCGGCTTCTTCCGCGCTCAGGCCAGCCCGGGCAAAGTTGAGGGAGGCGGTGGCGGCGTCCTGCATCCCAAACGTGGAGTTGCGAGCAGCGTTTTTCATCGCGGTGTCCAGCAGTTTGGCCTGGGCCTCGGTATTGCCCATGGTCTTGTTGGTCAAGGTCATGGTCTTATCAACCTGCGCAAACTTGGCAACTGCTACACCGCCCACTGCCGCAATGGGAGCGGTCACCTTCTGGGTGAGCTTGTCGCCAACGCCCGCGACTTTGTCGCCTACGTCCTTGATCTTGCCGCCGATATCTACAATCTTATCGCCCACGGCCTGGATCTTTTGGCCCATAACGGAGCCAAAACTTTTGAGGTCGCCCTCCAGCTTTTTGAGCTTACTCTCTGTCTCGATGATCTCCCGCTGCAGAGCGTCCCACTGTTCCGGCGTGAGGCTTTCCCGCTCCACGCTCTTGAGCTGACGAAGCCGCTCCTTGGTGGCGTCAATCTCCTTGCCCAGGTACTTGTGCTTCTGGGTCAGCAGCTCCACGTTCCCCGGCTTGAATTTCAGCAGCTTTTCTACATCTTTCAGCGCGCGGCTGGTGGCGCCCACCTGCGTGTCGATGCCCTTCAGGGCGGTCTGTAACTTTGTGGTATCGCCGCCGATCTCGATGGTGATACCCGCTATTCTCTTTGCCATGTTTCACCACCTCAAAAACGGTCAAAATCCTGCTGGGAGGCTACATACTGATATTTTGCGTCATCGTTGGACCGCTCAATAATCAAGTCCATCACTTCCCCATATTCCAAAAAATCCAGGTCAGCCAACGTCAGGCCGACCTGGATTGCGCGGAGGACAAACACAGCGGTGTTAAACTGCCGGTCTGTTAATTTTCCTCTTTTTTTTCCTGTGATGTGGACGCGGACTGGCCCTCGTACAGCTCCGTGATGGCCGGGACCGCTGCCATATAGTCCGCATATTCAAACTGTTCCAGCCAGTCCATGTATGCATCCTCGTTGAGCTTCGCCATTTCCTTCCGGTCTGCTTTCAGCTCGTAGAACTTCGCCATGACGAAGCCCATCTCCAGATACAGGTTGATCTGATCGCCCAAATCGTAGTCTTTGGTGGCCTGCACCTTGATGGGATCGCGGCCAAAGATCCGCTTGTAGTAGATGTTGATGGACGCCATGGCCATCATGGGGACTTCCTTTCCCCCGATTTTCACAAGTTTGTACGCCATGGCTTACCCCGCTTTCTTTGCAGGCGTCTGGACGCTCTCGAACCAGGTTGCATAGGCGCCGTCAGTGGGGCTGACCTTGCCCTTGACGATCTCTTCCTCTAGATCGGCCACATAGATGCTGCCGGCTGTGATGGTGGAGCTTTCCGTCTGGGGCTCTACGCCGTTCTCGGGCGTGGTGACGCTGGCAACGCTGGGCCGGGTGGCGGTGCAATTGTACAGCACGTGCCGGGTGTTCTTCACGTCGTCCTCGAACTGGAACATGAGGGCGAAATGAACGATAGGTGCGTTCTGGACCTCGTACTGCACGCCGTTGTTGCCGACTTTTTCGCCCAGCACATCCTTTCGGAAGTCGTCGGTGTACAGCGCCATCTCCAGGTCTCCCTGATAGCCGCTGTTGCCGTTGGTCACGTAGTAGTTCATATTGTCTGCGCGGAACACGGAGTTGTCGCCCTGCGCTTCCATGCTCAGGGACACCGCACCGGGGAACGCCTTTGGCGTATCGTAGGAAGCGCTGCCGTCATCGGCGATAGTCGCCACGGCGTAGTGCACATTTTTCAGGCCGAATTTAACTTTCATCGGTAATCAAAACCTCCAAACTGTATGTGATTTGGAACATTCGCTCGGACTCCACATAGGCCTCCGTGCGAGTGAATGGGAGCTCGTACCGCCGGAAGATGGCTTCCAGTTTGGCTTCCATCGCAAAATCCTTGTCGTTTGTGTACAGCTCCACGGTCAGCGGGCGGATGCTCACATAGTTGTGATTGTCTGCCATCATGTCGTCGGAGCCGGGGAAATAGAAACAGATGAACGGCGGCTCCGGTACGCCTTCATATTCAGCAGCCGGACGGACGGGAATCGGGTCGCCGTTTTCGTTGACAACGATCTCACCCCGCTCCGTCGTGAGGTGGTCAGCTGTGGTGCCGCCAGGCACCTCCTCAAACTGGTAGTAGGCAACTGGTACGCCCGCTTCCTCCAGCATGTCGAAAATTCCCTGATAGGTCACAGCTTGCTCACCACCTCGCGCTCAAATGTTTCCACAAGTTTTTCCTCAATCGGGGCAATGTGGGAGCGCCCCGGCACCCGTCCGCCGCCTCGTTTGGCGTGGCCATGCTCCAGCAGGTGAGGCAGGCCCGGGGTTTCTGCGTTGTGGATGGTTGCCACTGTTCCGGTGCGTTTCCGCTCCACCGTGGCCGTCCAGCCCTTTGCGTAGCGTCCTTTACCGCCGAAGGTGGACTTAGACGCTGCACGCAGGCTGGATGCGCCGGAGCGTGCAAGCCGTACAGCGATTTCGTCCACATTCTCGTCGACTTCCTCGCCATACTGCTTGAGAATGCGGCCGATAGCGGCATCCAGCTGTTCGATGGGCGTTTTAACCACTGCCACGATTCACACCGCCTTTCTCCTCGGTCCACAGCTCCATGTAGTCGGTGCCAGGGACTCTATACGTGCGGTACACGGCGTACCGGCGGCCGCTGTACTCCAGCTCCATCTCCCCGCCCCACTCGGCTTGGAACAGGGTAAACTTGAGGGCGGGCCGGAGCCCGGTCTTCCCGCCGGCGAAAAACTCCCTCTGGCCGATACTCTCCACCCGGCAGAGCTGTTCCCGCCGGATGGGTTCGCCATCCCTCCACACGCCGGTTGCATCCTGGGTGCGGGTATGGGAGATCAGCGTGATCACAGCGTCAATCATCGGCGGCACCCGCCTTTTCGCTCATGATCCGGTTGTTCAGCTGCCAGCGGAGCATCCTGGGCATTCCCTCCATGCTGTCCCGCTTTCGCCACGTCCATGCGGCATACATCACAATCAGGTGAGCGTCCTCTGCCACATCCGGGTCGATTGTCTGTGCACCCTCTCGCTGGATGGCCTTAACCGCCGCAGCCAGGTATTGCCCGAGGCGGGCATCATAGGCGGTGGTGCCCATGATGCCCAGGTCAACTTTCAGGCTGGCCAGCAGATTGTCCATGCCGTCCACCTCCTGTCAGACCTTGCCGGGGCTCAGCCCTCGGTGTCGGTGTTAGCAGTGGGGAAGGTCGCACTGGTGGTGGGAGCAGTGCCGTTGATATTCAGGATGCCGAACGCCTCAGCAATCACAACATCGCCATCTGCTCGCATGGTGCCCTTGAACACAGTCTGATCTTCGATGAAGCGATAATGTTCGCTCTGGCCCAGCTCGACGCCGTGACGGTTCGCCCACGTGTACGCATCGAAGTAGCCGAAAGCGATGTCGCCGTCAGCCATGAAGGGCAGCTCGATGATTTCGCCGCCCACAACGGGCATGGAGTTGTTCATGCCAGCCACCAGCGCAGCGTTCATGTTCTTGCCCATGGACTGGACCAGCAGGTCTGTGTGAGTCCGCTTGTTCATCACCCAAACAATGCCGTTCTGGAAGTAGTTGTTCGCAATGGCCTTGGTGGCCTCCACGATCTTCTGGAACAGCTCCAGGCCAGTTTTGCCGGTGATGGTGATGATGTTGGATTCGTGGAGATCCTTCCATGCCGGGCGGGTCTCGGCGTAGTCGCTGGGCTTTGCAGTCTGGGCCAGGCGGGGGACAATGCCATGCGGCATTTTGATTCCGGTGCCGTAGATAATGGCTCTGTCAGTAGCCTTGGCGATACCGATGCCAATGGCATTCAGCAGCTCGGTAGCCAGATTCAGGTCGGAGTCCTCCAGTGTGGCGTTGCAGACTGCGAAATAGCCGCCAACCTTGTAGGCGTCCACCTCGATCTGGTTGAAGCCCAGGCTCAGCTCCGGCAGTGTGGCGCACTGCTCCAGCCAGATTGCCTCGGGGATGTCCCCCATGATGGTCTGGCGGGTCTTGCCTGCGACGTTATACGCGGTGACGTGGCCCAGCAGTTTGGAGTTGCTCTCAACAATCTCGCGCAGCATGGGGACCATCACCTCGGGGATGGTCAGGCCCACATTGGTCAAAGCGCGCTTCTCGCGGATGCAGGCTCTGACGTTGGCCAGGTAGTCCTTCACATCCTGCCGGGCGAAGAATGCGCTGCGCTCCTGGATGCTCATTCTGGAAAAAATCTTGTCTCTGGTGATCATTCTTGCATCATCCTTTCTTTCCTCCTCGTGATGGTCTGCGGGAGGGGGTTCAGTGCTCTGGGCCGCTTCTTCTGCGGCCAGATCGGTTTCCAGACCGGTGATCTCATTCTCCAGGCCGGTGATCTTGTCGGTGTGCTCCTTCTTCTCGGCGTCAAAGGCGTTGACCAGCTCCTCCACCTGGGTGCGCTCCTCGTCGGTCTGCACCTCTTCGATGGATTTGGCCAGTTCATCCTCCCGGGTCTGGAATTCCTGGTTCTTGGCCCTCAGGGCCTCCAGCTCCTTCTTCTTTTCGTCAATCTTCTTCCTCAGCAGCAGGGCTTTCAGTGCCATTCTTCAGCACTCCTTTCATTCGATTTTTCCATGCGTCCATCTGGCGCGCTCTGATGTGGTCACGCTGCGCCGCTCGGGCGCTGATGTTGGTCTGTTCGTAGGCCGGGAAGGTGCATATCGAAACTTCATAGAGCTCAACCTCACGTATGGTCCAGTGTACGCTTTCGTCCTCCCTGTACTCGACGTCCTCGCTGATAATTTCAAAACCGATGGATGCCTGATCGACATCTCCTCGACTTACCCGCTCGTAGGCGTTCATAATGTCCTGATCTCTGGGGTTCACGGTGATGTCTGCCCACAAGCCACGCTCGTCTTCCTTGAGCTCCAGGGTGTGTGCCTTAGTTCTGCCTGCCACCAGCGTGGTGTCGTGGTTCACCAGCGCTCTAATATCCCCGCCTGCCAGCGTTTTGGAGAAAGCGCCGGGGGCGATGCTCTCGCTCATTCCCGGGGCAATGTTGTAGTTGGAGTTAAACACGGCAAAGTAGCCAGAGATGTGGTGCTCGCCACCCTCTTCTCTGGTTTGGAAGTCCGCCAATGCAGCTCTAACCTGTCGTTTCTCTCTCACTCTCGCTCACCTCCTTCCGCACTGGGCAACTGGCAGCGTATGGGCTGTTGACCCACCAGCCCTTGCATCGTTTGTAGTACTGATGGGCGCAGCGGTCGCCGGTTTTCTTGCAGTTGATTTGCATCTGTCCCACATAGTAGGCGTGAGGGCAGTCAAGTGTCGGCCTGCTCATTGTCGCCCTCCTGTATCAGTTTCTTCTGGTTTCCGCTCATATCCCAGGGGATGTAGTTCTCCAGGATTCGCATTTCCTTCAGCCCGGCGGGCGGCAAGTACATGGCGTCCCGCCACTCGTCGCCGCAGATGTAGCCGCGGTCAGAGCCCGCCAGCATAATATCCGACATGGTCTTGAGGTCGTAGCTCAGCAGGCTCCGGACGTTGAACGTAAAATACCACCGGGGATTGATAAGCAGGCACCGGGTCATCTCCTGCTGGATGCTCAGGGCGATGCTCTTGACTTTGGTCTGGACGAAGTTGTTCCATTCGCCCGCGTCAAACTTGCCCACGCCCAGCAGAAAGGCCGGGACGCCCACAACGGCGGCCACCGTCCGCTTGTCCAGCTCTACCGTGTCCTTGATAGCCAGATCTGCCAGAGACAGGGGCCGGACCTGCTCCACCTGGAACTGATCCATTGGAAGAAACCATGGTTCGCCAGCTTCGGACGCTTCAACATAACTTTCCAGCAATTTCCTTCTGGCTGTGGGGCTGGAAAACTCCTCCGTCAGGGCGTCTACCTTGACGATGATAGAGGGCTTCCACTCGGAGCTCATAAAGGCGTTTTCCGTCTTTTGGGCCTGCTTAAGGTTCTGGGCGATGTCCCGGAGGGTCACTGTCACACCCTGCCCCTTCCACGGGTACGTTGGGTCCGGATTGTACACAAAGTGCAT